TTGCGGCAAAGGCTATGCAGGGATTGATACACCACTTTGATTTTGGCACTTTCAGAGATGACCCAGAGAGACTGGCGTTGTGGGCATACGATGCGGCAGACGCAATGATGAAAGCGAGGGAGGCATGATTTTTTTGAGCAAGAAGAGAAAGTTGGCGCTTGATATGTTTACATGCCAACAGCAAGTGTTTGATTTGGCAAAGCCAAAGGCGGCATCGCAGTTCTTTCCTGAGTGGTGGAAGGAGTTGAAGATTCAAATACCCAACACCCATGTCGTGCCACAGCCAACAATGCGCAGGTGCATGGGGTTTGTTGACCATTACAAGCATGGAATTATTGTGCCAATGTGGGCTGACTTCAGGATTGAGGTTGGTGAAATTGGTACGCAATACCACTACGCGCTTTGCTCTGACGGCTACACCCCTGTCGTGCAACACCCAACTGGGCAGCGTGGTAGCTTTGCACCGCCTGACAAGTACTGCAACCTGAAACTTGAAAGCCCTTGGGCAATAAGGTGCAAGGACGACGTGTATTTCAAATGGGAACAACCCACATGGAATATGCAGAACCTAAGTGCGTATGTGGTGCTACCCGCAACAGTGGAGTTTGTATACCAGCATTCCATCAATGTGCATCTGATGTTTCCGCGAACAACAATCAAAGATGTAAGACAGATAGATTTTGGTACGCCCATCGTGCATGTGACACCATTGACAGAACGAGAACTTGACTTGAGGTATCACATGGTCACGCCAACTGAGTACGATAGATTTTTGTTTGGCAAACGCATCACGTTCTTGGACGCATACCGCACAGGACGTAGAGCAAAGGAGAAGAACACATGACACAAGATGAAATCATTAAGATGGCTTGGGATTCTGGGGCATACACACACAGAATAACCACGTGGGGTTTTAGTTTAGAAAACCTTGAACGCTTTGCCGCCGCAATAGCCGCCGAAGAACGTGAAGCCTGTGCAAAGGTGTGTGAAGCGCAGGACGAATATGGCTGGCAACAGTACGCCGACGCTATCAGAGCTAGAGGTGAAGCATGAGTGATTACGACATGAAAATTCATAGCAACCCAGACGCACAAGCGTGGGCAAAGTTTTTCATTCATACAAAAGAAAAGGCAAACTGGCAGCTTGAGGATATTGATGAGGCACTAATGCTGGGTTGGTTTTCGAACGCAATGATGGCAATGCACGATTATTTAAAGTCACAGCGCACATGGGTAGGGCTGGCAAAAGAAGACAGACTGACAGCTAAATATATGCAAGACGCACCAGATGGAATTGAAGCAGTCATTGACTACATCGAAGCCAAACTCAAGGAGAAGAACACATGACATTTCAAGATCGCATCAAAGCACTACCTGAAAAAGAAAGACTTGCGTTCTTCCGCCGTATTTTGGTAATAAGCGAGGCGGGACGCAAAGGGGGCGAAAAACCGGAAGTGTGGGGGAAGTATGTTGCTGGAATTTTCAACGAGGTTGGCAGACTGTCTAAAGAGGAGAAGAACACATGATTGACCGACTCATAGTGGGTGCAGTGTTGTCTTTTGTTGGGTGGAATGGCATGTTCCCCGAGCCGCCCACACCGCTGACGCTGAAAGAAAAAGCAAAGATGCAATCAGTTGGCAAGGTGTGCATGAAGAAAAACAAACAGACAGTAACAGTAAAACAATTGTGCAAACGATGGGAGGTACAGAAAAATGTTTGAATTTAAATGGTTAAGCGGAAAGCCAATGCTTCCCTATGTCATTCCAGCGTTTAGATGGATAGGCCATCCAAACTCCATCCCCATGCAAGATCGCTACTACAAACTAGGCGAAATAACCTATGAGGATGTATGTGCGTGGAGAGATGAAGTAACCCGAGAAGGGGAAGAGGTTGATCGTTTAGCCCCGCCCGAGTATTGGGAGGCCGCATTCAACAAGGAGAAGAACAATGCTTGAAGCAATCAGAACATTCTTTGGTAAAGTGCGCGGCTCACATGGTGAGCGCAGGACTGTCGTGCAAGAGAACCTTGTATGGCGGTGCAGTAACTGCCACCTTATCTTTTTAACCAAATCAGCTGGAGATGACCACAAATGCCAAGACCCAAGAGTGAATTGACCGCAACAACACAGAAGTGTATTGGGGTAAGGCTGACGTTGTGGCAGTACGATGAGTGGAAGCGTTTGGGTGGTGCCAAGTGGTTGCGCCAAATGTTGTCGCAAAGTATCAAGGAGAAAGCAAAATGAGCATGGATAAACATTTCAACGGGACACGCGCTGACGATTTACAGGTCAGCGGCAACCACTACAAAGAGATGGCAGTGCAGCCGTGGGAACTGATGGAGTCAGTGCTGACGCACGAGGAGTTCGTTGGATTCCTCAAGGGCAACGTCATCAAGTACGCACTGCGTGCTGGGCGCAAGGACGGTAGCGATGACTTGGGTAAGTGCCGACACTACATGATGAAACTGGCGGAGATACAAGATGCCCATGACTCCTGAAGCCAAGGTCAAGAAGAAGGTCAAGGAGACACTTGACCAGATGGGTGTGTACCATTTCTCGCCTATGCAAAACGGCATGGGTAGGGCTGGCATTCCCGACATCATCGGATGTCTAGACGGAAAGTTCATTGGCATTGAGTGCAAGGCAGGAAAGGGGAAGACAACAGCCTTGCAAGAGCGCGAGCTTAATCGGATACTGAACGCTGGGGGCTACGCCCTTGTCGTTAACGAAGAAAACATTAACCAACTGTGGGAGATCAAAACATGGATACAGAACAAAACTTAGAAGCACGGCTGGCGCTTATGTCAGACGAAGAGAAGGCGCATTTCAAACTGGTAGTACTTGAACTCATCAAGTGCTATGGCCCCGACCCAGATCAAGCGTTGATCTTGTTCAATGGTAGTGAGAAGTTGAGCGGTGTTGTCACCCTCAACTGTAATGAGATGGAAGCGGCAGGTTTGCTGTTAGAAGCAAATGAGTTTCTAGGTTACTTGAACATTATCGACGCACCGCCAAGGGAGGCATTTAATTGAACACGCAAATCAGCAGAAAAAGAATCGTGGAACTTATGCACGAATCAACAGAAACACCCTACCAGTTTGACGAAGGCTGGATTGCCCGATTCATGGGGCGGCTACAACAAGAAGACCCAAAGCTTGCTGCCGCTGTGATGCAAGCAGCAGATAAAAAACTAAAGGAACTCGATGACTAAACCGTTTGACAAGATAGTCACCATTGACTTCGAGACTCGGTGGGACAGCAAAGACTACACACTATCAAAACTTACAACAGAGGAGTACATACGTGATAAGAGATTCAAAGCGTTTGGAGCATGCGTACATGAATTCGGAACCGATGATCCAATTGAGTGGATTGGAGGAGAAGGACTACGTGAATACTTTTCTGGAGTCGATTGGAGACGAACCGCAGTGCTGGCGCACAACGCACAGTTCGATGTATCAATTATGGAGTGGGTATACAACGCCCGACCAGCACTCATCTTCGACACACTATCAATGGCGCGAGCTTTACGCGGCGTGGAGGTTGGTAATTCCCTCGCCAAACTTGCAGCAGATTTTGGACTCCCTGCTAAAGGCACAGCTGTACACAACACCAACGGACTACTCGAACTGGACGCTACCATTGAACGAGAACTCGCCGAGTACTGTGCCCATGACGTGTACCTGTGCGAGGAAATCTTCAAGCGACTTGGAGCCGGTTACCCCAAATCCGAATTGCGTCTGATCGACATGACGCTCAAGATGTACACAGGACCACAGCTTGAGCTTGACAGCAAAATGCTTATCAAAGCACTGACAGAAGAAGGAGAACTGCGTGCGGGACTATTACAGAAACTCGGCATACAAGAGAGTGAGCTTGCATCGAACCCGAAGTTTGCAAACGTACTTCAAAGCCTCGGGGTTACTCCCCCGACTAAGGTCAGTAAAACTACCGGCGAAAAAGCATTCGCGTTTGCGAAGAATGATGCCATGTTCCAAGCGATGCTCAACGGTGAACGTGAAGACGTTGCCCTCCTTTGTGAAGCACGCCTTAAAGTTAAGTCCACGACTGAGCGCACACGCGCACAACGATTCCTTGACATCAGTCAGCGCGGCAAACTACCAGTTCCGCTATCGTATTACGGCACTACGACGGGTCGTTGGTCGGCAGCAAAAGGTTCAGCAATCAACATGCAAAACCTCAAGCGCGGAAGTTTCTTACGTAAAGCAATTATGGCTCCAGAAGGCTACCAACTGGTCGTTGGCGACTTATCGCAGATTGAACCGCGAGTACTTGCATGGCTTTCGGATTACAGCGAGATGCTTGACATCTTCAGGTCAGGTGGTGACCCTTACGCGGCGTTCGGCTCTCAGATGTTTAACATACCCGGACTTACTAAAGACTCTCACCCCGATCTACGGCAGTCGGCAAAGAGTGCACTCCTCGGCTGCGGCTATGGGCTTGGTTGGGCAAGCTTCGCGGCGCAACTCTTGGTGGGATTCCTTGGCGCACCGCCAGTCCGTTATGAAAAAGCCTTTGCCAAGAAGCTGGGGGTCGATCAGGCGTATGCCGAACGCTTCCTTGAGTGGGACGACAACGTGACCAACATGTTGGCCATACCGCACACCTGCACCGATGAGGAGTTGTTGGTTCACTGCCTTGCCGCCAAGAAGATCATCGACATCTACCGCGCCACTGCCCACCCCGTTGCTACCTTCTGGGACATGTGTTCACAGCTTATTGAGGACAGCTTGTATGGGGGTAGGTTGTACCAGCACAAGTGTTTGACATTCAGCAAAGAACGTATAGAATTACCAAACGGGATGAGCTTGCTCTACCCCGATCTCAGATGCACAAAAGATGACAAAGGTAGGAGCCAGTGGGTATACGGGCCAAATGCTACCAAGCTGTATGCAGGTAAGGTGACCAATAACGTAACGCAGGCCGTTGCGCGTATTGTCATGACTGATGGAATGTTGAGGGTAACAAAGAAGTACCCCGTGGTAGGCACAGTGCACGATGAACAGATCGTGTTGGTGCCTGATGCTGAGGTCGTTGACGCTAAGACATGGGTCTTGGAACAGATGACGATAGAGCCGAAGTACATGCCGGGGATACCTCTGGCCGCTGACGGTGGTGCACACCGTAGATATGGAGAAGCAAAGCAATGACGACAAAAATAAACTACACAAAAGCGTATCGTGAAAAGACAAAAGAA